TATGGATAACAATGTACTTGCATCCGACTACGGTTTACAACAGATTGAAAAGATTGTCTCCATGGGAGTACGTGTAGACTTCAATCAAGGATTAGATGCTCGCTTGGTAACAGACGACATCGCCCAGTTATTGGCAAGAGTAAAGTGGATGAATCGCATACGGTTCGGCTGTGACACACCAGGACAGATTGCTGAATGTGAGCGTGCTACAGCTTTGATTGACAAGTACGGATACAAAGGCGAATACTTCTTTTATTGTATCCTGCTCAGTGACTTCAAAGAATCATTTGAACGTATCAATAATTGGCGAAATAGAGGACGTAGATTCTTGCCTCATGCACAGCCATACCGGGATTTGAATAACCCACGACAAATTATTCCTCAATGGCAAAAAGACTTGGCGAGATGGGTTGACAATAAATGGATTTTTAGAAGTTGTGAATTTAAAGACTTTACCCCGCGAAAGGGATTTGTTTGTAGTGAATATTTTTTTAATCAATTAGAGTAAAACTGAACAGAAATGAATGAATTAGAACAAGATAAAAGATATGTTTTTGGAGATATGATTATAGTAGCCAGTATTGACGCAAATTCTAATCCTATCTTAAAAATTAGCACAGATGCCGGGAATGTGGTTGTAATGCCATCATCCGATAATAAGATTATTGTAAAATCAACTGCGAATAAGATATAGAAATGAATTAAATAGCCTTGGACGGGCTTTGTAAAATCCATATTGATATGAAAAAGTATATTGGAACAAAATTAGTTCAAGCCACACCAGCAATTCGCAAGGGTGGAAAAATTTATCTACCTACTGATGCTATTCCAAGAACAATGGAACCAGTAGAAGAAGGTTATAAGGTGGTGTATGAAGACGGTTATGAAAGCTGGAGTCCTAAAGATGTCTTTGAGAAGGCTTATCACGTGGCTGATACCCCTCTTGACCGTATGTATATCGAATATAATGAGTTGATGGACAAACATAATAAGTTAGTCCTGTTTCTTGGTCGAAAAGATGCTGTTGAAATAGCTGGTAAAAAGCAGGTTGTTTTAATGGAGCGACAAGAAATACAGATGCACGACTATCTTATTACCTTGAAATATCGCATTGACTTAATGAAGAAATAAATATTGGCCATACGGTGGTTGAATGTCTGCCGTATGGCTCAAAACTAGATCAGAAGGAGGTAATTATGGGATCATTTATAGCCCAACAGCCAAACGGCTTATATTGTAGGTTTAGTACAATTGTTGATACAGTCACGCACTACAATATGACAAAAGATGATTACATAGAAGTATGCAAAGACCGATTAGGAAAGAAACGTGGAGAAGAAGAGGCTAATGATATTTTAAAAAACTATCTGCACCCTTTTAACGATGTTCTTGAACAATTCATTCCTAATAATGATTCGGTTGAAGAGTTTAATATCCGCTTGAAAGAGATGGGATATATGAATGAGTTTAAGTTTAATGGATAATCCTCAAAACAAATCAGAAAGGAATATTTATGATAGAAATAGATTTGAATGATACCGTTAGTGTAGAGCTTACAGAATGGGGAGCCGCATATCTTAATGCAACGAATATATTTAAGGAAATAACCACTACACAGAAATACCATTATAAGACTGACTATAAAGCAGGTGATGTTTACAAAAGCCAGCTTTGGGAGTTGATATTGGAGTTCAAAGATGGGATTAGATTTGATAAAGAGAAGGCTTTTAATAAATTGAAAAAAAGTAATTGATCAATAAGGAACAAAACAAGATAAATATGAATAATATATTTACCATTTGCTATTCAGAAGAAGAAGCTAACGAAATAGGTCACTTCATTTTGAGTAGAGGATATGAGGGTGTTCAAAATGATAGTTACAGATATTGTCGTGATGTGATTCGGTGGGCTTTCAAACAAGCTAATAGACATCATTCGTGTTTCATATATGTTGGCGTTATAGGTTGTCAAATGATTGTATCCAATAACAAAAGGAAACTTCGCAGGAATAGACTAAAATACGTTGAGAAGAAACGAATGTTTTACAATTTATTGAGCAGATATTAAAATGAATGAAGTAAATTTTAATAGTGGATTATTCGGACAGCAAGGATGGATTTGCCCCAAGTGTGGGAGGGTATATTCCCCTTTTACCCAAATGTGTTTATATTGTGGACCTAATAGTACAAATACTATTTCTAATCTTGGCAACCACAAGACACATATAAGTGAAGAAGAATTAAAAGAAAATCGTGAAATTAAACAAAATGAAAAAGATAATTTGTAAGATATATATTTATAAGGTGATGCCACCTTATAAAAATTGGTACAGTATCATGACCGATGATGGACTTAATCGTAGTAATATTGTAATAGTTGGGAAAAGGCAATTATTAAAAGTTGCTTTTGCGCTAATTGTTATGGCTATTTTTAATAAAAGAATGACCATAAACAAATTCAAAAGAGAGGAGGAAAAGAAATGAAACAGGTATTGTCAATTGAACAGATGAAGCATTTGGGGGATCTTGGTATAGATACAAGCAATGCAAGTATGACATGGATGTTGTATCCTTATGAAGAAGACAAACAACCCAAATTAAGTTTACGTGAATGGAATACTTTCAAGGAACCATTTAGGATACAACATTGTATCCCTGTATTTACTTTGCTTGACGTTTTAGAATTGTTACCGAAAGAAATAAAAACAGGTACAAATAATTATTGGCTTGTAATGTCCCATGATAGCGAAAAATGGTATATATGCTACTCGGAGTTTGACTACTATAAAGAATTTAGGTCTCATTCATTAATTGATGCGGCATACGATATGTTGTGTTGGTGCATTGAAAACGGATATGTTAAAGTAGGAAAGGAGGAACAATGAAAGCAAGAATAAAAAGAAAAATTCAAAAAAGACCATTCCTATACAATGTAGGACAAGTTTTTAAGGCTTGTGATTGGCTTGCTGAAATTCAGCGTGGAAATATAGTTTGGCATCGGTATCATTCATTCGGTACTATTATTAAATCAGAAAATTAAACAATGAAAGCAAGAGTAAAATCAACTGGAGAAATTGTAGAGATTAAGGATTTATATGATGATGGTACTGCATTGGTGGGAAACATGTATCTCAAGCTGGCAGAACTTAATTTCTTTAGTGAAAACATTGATTGGGAACAACGTAGGTACGAATTGGCAAAAGACATTATTAAAGTTGTTATAGCAAACGAGAATGGTATTAATTCTGAGGCAGTCGCTAAATATTCGCTTAATTGCGCTGATGCCCTAATTAAAAGACTAAAGGAGGAGAATCATGGATAGTGTACAGACACAAACCTTTTCCATTAGAGGGGATGGAGGTGGTGAGGCATATATTGACTTTTGCAACGGCCAATTATGTGTTTCAGTTGTCATAGAAGATAAACAGGCAGATTTTCACTTTGATCCTGTTACGTTAGGGATGTTTGCCCATGCTTATAAATTGCATTGTGAAGAGTGTAAAGGAGAATAACCATGACCGAAGAATTTGTAACATTAGAAACAGCGAAACTGCTGAAAGAGAAAGGATTCAAGGAAGATGTATTTACTTTTTATGAAGTAGATTGCGTAGAAGGTGATATGATACTGTCTGAAACTTACGATGAATCCGAGAATTTCAATGAAAAAAATGATTGTCTTTCTGCACCTACACAATCTCTAGCCCAGAAGTGGCTACGTGAAACCAAAAACATTCATATATGCGTATATAACTGTGCTTGTGGCTATGGATACGAAATATCTAAAGCTGATAATGGAACTCATATAACTAGTTCTGTTTATGAAGGACCTAACGATGGAGGAGAATGGGACACTTATGAAGAAGCACTTGAAGCCGGATTACAGGAAGCATTAAAACTTATATGATTATGAAGAAGATATTTTTCAACGATAAATTAGGATTAACCCAAGCGGTATTGGATGGTCGGAAGACTATGGCGAGACAAATTGTTCCATTTACATTTAGAGAAGATAAAATGCATTTATCTCGATACAAAGTTGGTGAAATTTATGCCATTGCTCAAAGTTATGAAACTATATTTCATTCAGGTAATTGTCCTAATGATTTTTTTGTAGATTCATCAACAATCAACAAAAAGTATTGTGGAGCAGGATTTAAAAATAAGCTCTTTGTCGGCGCTGATGCCATGCCACATCACATCCGCATTATCAATGTTAAGATTGAACGACTCCAAGATATAGATGATGAAGATTGCTTTAAGGAAGGAATATACGCCAGCAACTCGCATGAAATAGGGTATGGCATACCTTGGGTATATGAATACAAAAAAAGTAAAATGGCTTATTATACACCTCGTGAAGCCTTTGCCGACCTCATAGATAAAGTATTAGGAAAAGGTATTTGGCTAAATAATCCATACGTTTTTTGTTATTCATTTAAACTGATAGACTAATGAGATTAAAACCTTTTAAATAATGAAGAAATAAAATTAGGACTAAGGGAATGAAGAATATTAACTTGAACGAACTACGGGATCGAGCTTATAAGACCGATTACGAGCACGGTTTCCATGATAAGGAGCTGAGTAATGAACATCTTCTTTGTCTTATCATTTCCGAGCTTATGGAAGCGGTGGAAGCGGACCGAAAAGGTAGATTAGGAAAAAATTGTAAACGTCGTTTTGAAATGGAATACAATCGTTATCCTGCATTAGTGGAAGAAGAAAAGCGATTTAAGTGCTCCTTTGAAAAGCATATAAAAGATTCACTTCCTGATGAATTGAGTGATGCGGTTATACGCCTGCTTGACCTTGCAGGACTTCGAGGGATAAGCCTTGAACTTGCCAACGGAGATATTGATGACTGTATTGAAGATATGGCAGAAGCCTGTAAAGACGAAACTTTCACCGAATCAATCTATTCCATCTCTACACTTCCTGTTAGATATGACGGAATATTTGATTTTTCTATTACTGTGAATGATATGATACTGTCAATTTTTGGACTTGCCAAACATCTTGACATAGATTTGCTTTGGCATATCGAGCAAAAACAAAAATATAACGAATTAAGACCTATGTTGAACGGAAAAAGATATTGATTATGAAACGTGAAATAAAATTCAGAGGAAAAGAATTTGAAACAAGACAGTGGATAGAAGGATCTTTGACAACATATCCAAGATACTACCCAACTATTACACTCGTTGAAAATGCTGAACTTATTCCAAAAAAGAGAACTTGTGTAGTTCTTCCTGAAACAGTCTGTCAGTTCAGCGAAATAACCGATAAGAACGGTAATAGCATCTTCGAACATGATCTAATACTGATTCATGAAAGCGAAAGTTCCTACCAATTTACAGTTGAAGTACTATTTCATAAAGGAATGTTCTGCTACAAGAACAAGGCATGTGGTTTTACCCCATTGTGGTATGTCAGCGATAGATGCGAAGTGATTGGTAATGTGTTTGATAACCTGGAATTATTGAAAGGAGATAAGTAATGAAGAATAAAATAATATCCGGTGTTATAGCTGCACTGTCTTTACCCGTATATTTTTCTCTACTTTGGGCTATTGATCAGTTCTTGTTAGTTAGAATTGTCTTAGTATTTGTAATGATAGCATGTATGATTGTATTGGTGTACAAGCTATCCAAACTTATTCTTGACGAATATTTTAAAAAGCATAATAAGCGATGAAAACAATTTTATTTATATCTATATGTATTATCGCCCTATTATGGGTTGGCGATCTCACAATTACATTTAAGCCGTTTTCCATCTCGCTTCCTGGTTGGCATAAGGCTTTAGGTATCCTTCTATTTTTTTCTGTCAATGACGGTATATAATATAGGGGAATATACTAGAGGCTATAAACAGGGTTTCGATGATGGAGTAAAGGAATGTATTGAAATACTTAAAAAGAAAAATCCATGAGCAAACTATACAAAGTAACCATTTCCGATGCATCATCTGTATCATGTCTGCTGTTTTATTCTAAAAGTTAAATCTTTGGTTATGAGCACTTTACGACTAAAATAATTGTGTAAATATTTGGCTAATTCATTGATAATGAGTACCTTTACAATACTTAAAAGAAACCAATATTACTAACAATTAAAAGACAAGAGCAATGAAAGCAACAATCGAATTAACAAAGAAGACAGCTTTAGAAGAAATTATTAATAGCAATGATATTGATACAATAAAGTCTTTGATAGAACGCAAAGAGATGTCGTTAAAAGAAGCAGAAGAAAATGCGGCATTCTACGAAAGTATCTGTAATGAAGACTTTGCAAGTAATGAAAGGCAGAGAGCCAATAGACTTATTCGAGATATAGAAATATTAAAGTTAGCAATTTAATACATAAGAGCAATGAACACATATTACAAGTTTGCGCCAAACGTGTTTTTGGCAAAGTGCGAAGAGATGCACAAAAAAGGTGAAGAAATTCTAGTTACCACCAAGTATGGCAAAGAAAACGAAAGCATCGTTTTCAATCTGATTTTCGAGAAAGACGGTTTTTACTATTACTCTATAGTAAGGGCTGACGGTTTTAATGTTCAGGAATGGGCGAAACAAAGGGCAGAACGCAGACATGAATGGGCCGCATCGTCTGAACGTAAAAGCAAGCAATACTTTGATAAATCGAATAAGGATAGAGATTTCCTTTCACTTGGAGAACCTATCAAGGTCGGACATCATAGCGAAAGAAGGCATAGAAAAGCAATAGATGATGCTTGGAACAACATGGGTAAAAGCGTTGAGTTCATTGATAAGGCAAATGAACATGAAAGAGTGGCCAAATATTGGGAAGAAAGAGCCAATACGATTAATCTCTCAATGCCGGAAAGCATTGACTTCTACAAACACAAGTTGGAACAAGCGAAAGAATACCATGAAGGTGTAAAGTCTGGCAAATATCCGCGTGAACATGCTTATACTCTTACTTATGCCAAGAAAGCAGTTAATGAGGCACAAAAGAATTATGAGCTTGCTAAAAAGTTGTGGGGAAATGGAAACGAAAACCAATAAAGCAATCTCATTACTCCGGTGCGGTGATTTTAAAGCCGCATTGGCTATTTTCTCCACGTTCCGCGTAGGTTTTACAAAAGAAGAACGTAGAACATTGAAAATTGCGTATGAATGTCTTTCTGGTAATGTCGGATTCTACCAGCAGATTGGTATTGACACCAATAGCGAGATAGAGAAAAGTAAATCCATCCTTTTATCAAAATATATGTTGAAATCAGCACCATAAGAATATGAATCTAACACAGAAAGAAGCATTAAAGCAATTACAATCATATTGCAGGGCAAATGGTTTCGCCCTCTATCCATCAAGGTTGTCGAAACAAACATACTCTATAATATTGGCGGATGGTGATGACGGCGAAATAACAACACGTTACCCGAATAAGCGTATAAGCGGGTATTTCACCCCGAAAGAGTTATTAATATGGATCGGAGGATACTACGCAGCATTGCAAATAAAATAAAGTGATTATGAGAGTTTATTTTGCAGAAGTAAAAACAAGATATCAAGCTATTAAAGAATGTCCGTTTACGCCTTCAAATGTCGCCAAGGTGTATGGAGGCTTTATGTGTTTTGAGTCTACGAATGACTACAATACATGGAAAAACCAAAAGTAACCAATTATCCCGTATCGGCTTAACCGTAGTCTTTGATGAATATACGGGAACTAGTTTTATAAACTTAAAAACATTAAATCAAAGCGAATATGAGAACGAAAACACTATCAAATTTACAAGAACAATTTTGCCGGGTTGCACTTGCTGCATTGGACAATACAGTGCGTTGTAAAAAGATTGACCACATTTATTTTGCGTATGTAGCAAACGTAAAGAAATATTTTAGAACATCTTACCCATTTGGCAACTATCGAATTTATCATACACCATTAACACGAAAAGTGTATGCAGGACATTAATAACGAATTATTAACCGCAAGCAATTGCACAAAACGGAAAGTATGAATATTATTACAGATAGAACAAAAGCCCCTGCAAAGCTACGCTATAGGGTGAGCAATAACAGCGGAACGATAAACGAAGAATTCGGAAAGGACCAACAAGCCGCTTATGATTTTGCAAACGGAATGAATGAAACGGCAACAATACGCGGGTATTTCGTTTTCAAAAAGCGCGGAGAATGGCAAACTAATACGGTATTTATAGATCACGTGTTTAAATAACCAACTATCCAGGCGTGGAGGCAACAAGCGGAGCGGCACCACCGTTGAAAAATTTGGTAACACGTTGAAATATAGAAAGTTAAACAAAGTTTAAGCTTGCGATATTTAAGATGTAAAATACTGATATTCAATATATTATTTGTATCTTTACAATCTCAAAATAACACCTATTAATAACAAGTAAAAGTCAAGAGCAATGAAAACAGAAGAACTTATCAGATACTACAAAGCAAACATTGAAGCTATTGAAAAAGGATTGAACAACGACTCTCTTTCAGCAGATAAAAAATTCAGATTGGGATATACACAACAGGCGTTGGACGGATATAAGTCTGCTTTACAAGAACTTCTTGGAAATAATAACGACTAATAATAGAAGAGAGCAAATGAGCAAAGTAACAGAACTAACAAAAGAGCTTCAAAGAGTGATGTATTCCACTACATATTCATTTGAGATTGATACCGAAGATTATGTTTTCGGATTCAAAAACACAATAAAGAAGCGTACAAAAAGTTTGGCTAAAGCTTTGAAGCTGGAACAAAAGGTGACGAGGGACTGCGGACGTTTCTTGTCCGATACGGTTAGAATCGTATCTGTAAGAATATACAAGAACGGTGAGTTGAGAAAAGAACTTCATGCAGAAAAGATAACAGCAGCGTATAACGGATAAAATATAGAGCAATGAAAACAACTGTAAAAGTGTATTTAAAAGACGAACAAGGTAATAAAGACTGGTTTGTTACTCCTATTAGCCTATCAGGGCAAGAAGCTCACAAGTACTATCTCGGTAACATCTTCAATATGGGGTGCGAAACAGATCACATGATGAAATGTTACAAGGTTGAGACAATAAAATCATCAAATTAAATAAATTTATGACTAAAAGTGACGTTTTTTACGCCATATTTTATATCTTTACACCATAAAAATAAAAAAAAGAGCAATGAAAATTTACACAAGTTATTTCGGAAATTACAGAAAGTTGGCAGCCGCAAACGTAAAAATGATATGTGTTGCGTTAGGGAAGCCAAGATATTATAATGCTCCTCAAATAATAGAGGTTGCACCAAAAAGATATATGCTGGATGATAAATGGACTTATGAAGAATACACGAATATGTATTTGAATGATGTCCTTGCAAAAGTCAATCCACAAGATTTGATACAAACCATCCAGCGACTCAGTGAAGGCAAAGATGTTGCTCTCTGCTGTTACGAAAAGCCGGGTGATTTCTGCCATCGGCATATTTTGGCAAAATGGCTTACCGAAAAGACCGACATTGAAATAACAGAGTTCGGAGTTGTTGAAAGAAAAGAGCCTAAGTACGAACAAGCAAGTCTTTTTTAATATTATGACTTTGAAAGAAAGCGCAATAGAATTTGGTAAGTCCTGCGAAGACTTTTTTAAAGCCTTTTGTAAGGGGCTAAAGTTTGATAAGATTCTTGATAAGTTGGAAAAGATATTAGCCAACCATCAATAGCGTTTGATGGAATGCTGCCAGATTTGCCAAACAAGCGGTGGTTTGACAGCATAGGCAAAAGGGAATTTAGCAAAGATGGTCTATGCGTCGGACTGAAAATCCGAAGAACAAGGTTCGAATCCTTGAGTTCCCACAGCCTTGTATCAATGAATGCACCATTTTCTAAAATTTGAGGTTGTTATGGGAGCAACCGATATATAGAAGAAAATAGTAGATTGAGAGAGTATGGTGAAACCCATATAAGTCCAAAGGGTATCAATCAAGGTGGATCTTCACAAAATCATGTGAATGTTGACTGTGGCTACATGGCGGTTCATAATGTTGGCAGCTCGGAAAGACGGCATCTGCGGAAATAGCTCATCGGTAGAGCGTTGGTATTCCAGCCAAAGAATGGGGTTCGACTCCCTGTTTCCGCTCAACCCTTATAGTAGCGATAAGCAAAAACAAAAACATTAAAGCTTGTGTAGTTTACGGGGTGATGGAAATTGCCATCTGACACGACTAAAAGAAGCCGAAGGACTGCATAAGTGTTCTTGCAAGTAGCTTGCAGATGATTGATTTTTTGTGTTAAGCCTGCTGGGAATATGCCCGGCAGGCATTTAACGCAAAATGTATATGAAGTTATATACAACTTAAATATATGAGCAATAAAGGACTAATAAGAGCATGTGAAAACTCCGGATGCGGTTGGAAGTGTTGTTCGTTTGGATCAGACGGACATATTGTAATTTTGCCCCATGAACTTGATGGGCACCAAAAAGAAATTTCCCATTTACAGATTATAGACGATGATTATTTTGGCGGTAAAAAAGTAAAATGCATTTCCAAAGACTGTAAGTCATGTGACAATGGTTATAAGCCTATCATGTGTCGCACTTATCCGTTATGGGTAAAGTCTGTGAAAAAAGGTTTTATGTTTCGTAGTAGTAAATGCCCGCTGAAGAATGAACAACTAACAAAACATAAGGCGTTTGTATTAGACGTTTTCGATAATTACAGAAAAACATTGCTACCTAAAACAGATATAGATACATTCCTCTCTAAAGCATGGATTGACCGTTACGAACCATTGTTCCCAATACAGAGAGGAAGCATAGAGTATAAGATGCAGGTCAAATCTTTATCCATATCTGATATGTTAGATATTGAAAAGATAGAGCAAACCCTTCTTCCCAATCCGGATATGTGTTTCGCTTCGGAACCGGAAGATATAGTCAAATGCTTGCGCTCCAGTTGCAGTTATGGCTTATGGTTAAATGATAGATTGGCTGCCTATTCTCTGGCATACTTCACGGAATATGGTACGGCTTATATCGACAAATGCTTTGTTTGTTCAGATTACAGAGGTAGCGGATTCCAGTATATTCTTATCAATGCTAATATCACAAAGTTGGTATCTAAAGGAGTACAAGAAATATTTGCGATGACTTCTCCCAAAAACGAAGCCAGCATTAAAAGTTTCACAAATGCAGGCTTTTCGTTCAAGCGAGATACCAAATACAAAGGGATTGAACGTATCATTTTAAAGTGGGAATTATGAAAGTAATTATATATACAGATAACTTCGTCAAGAATATCAGAAAAGCGGAATCGCTTGTGAATACTCCTGTTTCACTTATGTTTAAAGACTTTTATGAGGATATTTGGAAGCATATCCATCATAGAGTTGATAATGAAATTTTTTCGCTTCACTTTGAAGATAGCGTATGTTACTCTATAGGGAAATCAAGCTGTAATCAGAAAGGCGCAGTGGTTACTACTGTGTATGATGCGATGGATTGTGTTGTGAACAGATGCATCAATAATATCTACATTCCTATCAATGCGTTTGATAATAGAGAGGGGGTAAGCCTGTTCGAGGCAAGACAGATTGCAAAGATGGTTCGTTCTTGTAACGATAATGCCCATGCTTACGGAATGATAACCTCTGGTTGTTTGAATGGGAACAGACCAAGTATGCAACGACTGTGTGAAATATGGGCAATATTGAATGGCGATATTGAATCAATCAGTTTAGGTGGTAGCTTTTGGTTAGGACAGAATGAAAACCTGCCTAAATTCATAAGCGATGTACGCATTGGAGAATATATGTTATTTGGTACAATTCCGTACAATGGAGATGAAAAAAAATGGGTGTGAATGGTATTGAATTGTGGACTAAGGTCGTAGGCGTTTATCCAGAACGCAGTCAAATACTTATTGATTGCGGTTATTCTATGGCAGACATGAATGAGTGTCGTTGCTTTGACGATGGTTTGCAATATTCAGATAGTTCAAGCGAATACACTGTAATGAAGGTAATCAATGGTCGTTGTACTGATTATTGTATTGGAAACTTTGTTGTGTTCACTCCCAGTTATAAATCATTAGTAAAATTGAGATATGCAGAACATGAATATAGATAAACCGTGGGTTGACTACATAGCCAATCGTACATTTGGCATAGAACTGGAATTTGCGGATGGCGATAAGCAGCGTATTCCTCTTCCATCCGGTTACAAATGGACGGATAACAAGCTAACCATGATGAACAACTCGGACGGTTCGGCAGTTACGCATCACGGTCAGTTTGGCGGTGAGATAAACACTCGACCGTACCATTATTGTGCAGAAGATTTGCAAGAACTGAAGGACTTCATTCAGACCATGAAAGATGCAGGAAGCTATCTTATGTGGAATGAAGGTTTTGATGCACATCTGTATATCAAGGATATGGATTTGGATGTTATCAAACGCATGTTTGTTCTATCCTACTATACTGCATATCCTATCAAGCGGATATTTGACATCGCCGAGTGGTGGGAAACGAAATACCTCGTGCCTAGTCCACCTTGGGATGTGGTAAAGCGTGTACTGGAAGCCGATAATATCGATAACTTGCTGAAGATCTTTAGCAATGGTTCAGACAGAGGGCATATCCGGTATTGGCTTAATTTATGTTCTATTGGAAAGATAGGAACGGCAGAATTTAGGATCTTCAATAGCTCCTGGGATTTCGATAAAATACTGGAAACAATCAAATTCATGTATTCGTTTGTGGAGTACGCCTACCTGCATGAAGATATGGAAGAGTATAAGCAACTCACCACAATTGATAGGTGCCTTGAAGTGTTCAATATAGACTATTCTAAGGTTCCCCAAAGACATAAACCGTTACTTTGGGCAGCAGAACACTCGGATAATGTTACAGTAGTAGGCTCCATGTTTAAGAAATCCAACCGTATGCTTTCCTTTATCAAGAAAGAGGCCTCCAAATTCGATGTAGCCCATGTGGTAAACTCGTATTATATGGATATAGAGCAGGTACTTACCAACCGTGAAATTAAGGTGTATACAAAGGAGTATTTTATCTACATGATGTATAAAGCAATCAAAGGTGAAATACAAGAATTACGCTTTAATGAAGAATATAAGTTTCTAAGTATCAAATCCGAAAATCCTGCTGAAATTATTGCCACTATTCACCTTTTTAATGCCATCAAGAAGCATAAGAACTCACAGGATATTTATCACAAATCGCTTTATGACGATTTTATGGCAAAGTTGGAGCATTACCATAAGAAGTATACGGAACGTTATCAAAATATAGTAGATAACCTTAAAAGTAAGTCTATTGAAGTGCTTTATTGTGCTGATATATCGGATGCGATTCTTAATTGTAAAGAGGATGATATACTAATCTATCAGAATGAATTTCATTCCGGCATGAAAGCTACAAGTAACGCATTGCAACGTTTCTTGATGGATGATCTTGGATGGCAAGAACGAATTAAAACGAAATATGCAGAAATAAATGAAGAACAAGTTAATTACATGGCTCTCTCGCAGCATGGATTTATGGGCAGAAGAGAGGTATTCAAAGACCAACGCGCATATATTTGGTCTAATGTGGTAGAAAGTGGAGACAGCAGTTTTAAAAGGCGTACTATCGTTCCTTTAAAATATAAACGACTGCCGGATGATTATATGCTTACGGATAAAAGCAAACTCCGGTTTGTACGTGCTTCTATGGCAGAGATTGATTATCTGCGTATGATTTACTTGAAAAAGGGTATTATCCTCGGTTCTGCGCCATTCTGTTACTTATGGTTCTTGGATGATTATGTGTTCGGGGCTTGTATGTTTGATTTCCTGAAGGTAAGCAAATACGGCATGGATGCAGTTTTGATGAAGTCGGATTTCGTGATAGACCATCCATTGCCCAAATTGAGTAGATTGCTAATTATGGGTGTACTTTCGTCAGAGTTCAAAGATGAATTGGACATAAGATATAAACATGAATGTGGAGTGATTGCCACTTCTGTATTTACCGATAAACCGGTAAGTATGAAGTATCGGGGAGTGTTTAAACTGCATGAACGCTGTGTTGGTAAACTCCATTACATACAAGATGCAGGTATTCGTGGAAACTTAGATGATATTTTAAAAGATTTTGTGAAAAAATACGGTGATGAGCCGAGAAAGGAATAATATGGGAAAATTCAAGATAGCGGAAGTGCAGTTATCTGACATTAAGCTGGTCAAGAAAAATGCGCATTTCATGCAGCAGGACACGTTTAATGCCTTAGTGAATAACATTCGTAGGGACGGTCAATTATCGTCTGTACCATTTTGCGTAAAGCATTCAGATGGTTCTTATACGGTAGTGAGTGGTAATCACCGAACACAAGCGGCAAAAATGGCCGGGCTTACTTCCATCCATGTTATGTACATAGATGAAGAGGAGACTACAAACGATTGGTTGCTGGCAACACAATTGTCACATAACAGTATAGTTGGGCAGGACGATGCGGAGATTTTGAAGCAATTGCTTGATGAAATAACAGATGTCGCACTGAAAGAGTATGCGCATATCAGCAATGAAGTTCTGGAAAGCGTAAAGGATATCAACTATACGGTTGAAATGCCGAATAACGAAATCGTTCCTGTAACTCTTATGTTTGTTGATACGCAGAAGGTTTCGTTTGATAAACTCATGGAAACGTTGGAATGTTATTCAGAAAAAGAGATTGGTAATCTAACTTTGGTGGATATGGACACAATGCGCCGGTTGAATGAGGTGTCGACTAAAGTTCAAGCCAAATATAAAATCAAGGCGCAGGCACTAAGTATTTGTAAGATGTTGGAAATCGTAAACAATGTATTGGAGGGAAATAAAGATGGCACAGAAGTACAGGCTTAATACAAGGCAAAAGAAAGCGAAATTCCTAAAAGCTTTGGACGCAAGGATGCTGAATGTTACCGCAGCTTGTGAGGCTGTGGAAATATCACGCTCAATTGCTTATAAATGGAAAGCGAATGATCCAGATTTTGCCGAAAAATGGAAAGAAGTAGAAGAAAGTTTCTATGATAAGCTAGAAACGACAATGTTTGCTAAAGCTTTGACGGAACACGATAATACTATGCTTATTTGGTTAAGTAAGACTAAAATGAAGCATCGCGGTTACGTTGAAAAAGTAGAGCAAGATTTGAGTATTAATCCATTTGAGAAATTAATGCAAGAATTGCCAGACGATGAGGAATGAGCAAAGATGAAAAGTCTATACGATACATGAAAGCATGGCGAGAGGATTGGTGCAAGTTCGCTCATGATGTTCTTCATTCAAGACTAGACAAAGAGCAACAAGCTATTCTTCAATCCGTTCAGCATAATCCAATGACTGCTGTAGCATCGGGCACAGCTCGTGGGAAAGATTACATTGCAGCTTGTGCATCTATGTGCTTCATGTATCTTACTCCACGTTGGAAAGAAGGTAAGTTAGTTAAGAATACCAAGATTGCCATGACAGCTCCTACAGCTCGTCAGGTTCAAAATATAATGATACCTGAAATATCCCGTTTATTTAGAAATGCAGGGTTCTTGCCCGGACGTCTACTATCTTCCGGCATTAAAACAGATTACGAAGAGTGGTTTCTAACGGGGTTCAAAGCTGGTGATGACAACACAGAAGCATGGTCTGGTTTCCATGCTGTAAATACCATGTTTGTTGTTACTGAAGCTTCCGGTATATCAGAAGCGACATACAACGCTATTGAAGGTAACTTACAGGGTAATTCCCGCTTTCTCATAGTGTTCAATCCTAATGTTACTACCGGTTACGCAGCTCGTGCCATGAAGTCTGACCGTTTTGCAAAATTCAGACTTAGCTCTCTAAATGCAGAAAATGTAGTAAAGAAGCAAATTGTAATACCCGGTCAAGTGGATTATGAATGGGTTAAGGACAAAGTGATAAATTGGTGCTCACCTATCCAGCAAGCGGACTTCAACGAAGGTGAAGGCGATTTCAATTGGGAAGGTAAGCTATACCGACCTAACGATTTGTTTCGCGTCAAGGTACTTGGTATGTTTCCTAAAGTGTCGGAAGATGTTCTCATCCCTTATGAATGGATAGAAATAGCAAACAGGAATTGGCAGGAGTTACAGGAAAATGGTTTTATCCCAGCCAAATCTTGTAAGTTAGGTGTTGACGTTGCCGGTATGGGACGCGATAACAGTGTGCTTTGTCCGCGATACGGTAACTACGTTTCTCAATTTGAAGTTCATCAATCTGCCGGGCGTGCGGATCACATGCATGTGGTAGGTATGATGATTCCCTATCTAAAGAAGAAAGGAGCAAAAGCATTTATTGATACTATTGGAGAGGGAGCAGGTGTCTATTCTCGTTTGTTAGAAGAAAAATTTACAAACGCTTTTTCATGCAAATATTCGGAAGGGGCAGATGGCTTACACGATATTACTGGCGAATATGAATTTGCAAATATGAGAGCATACCTATATTGGGCTTTACGTGACTGGCTTAATCCTAAAAATGGTTTTGGTGCCGCTCTCCCACCCTGCGATCAGTTAATGGAGGAGGCTACCGAAACCAAGTGGAAGTTCCTTAGTAATGGAAAGATTATCATTGAGCCTAAAGAAGATATCAAAAAACGTATTAAACGTTCTCCTGACTATATGGATGCATTAGCGAATACGTTTTATCCTAGAGATTATAGCTTTATTAGTGATGAAGAGTTGCTTAAAGACTTTTTGTAGTTGTGTTTTTTTAGTACCTTTGTAACCGAAAACACTCCTTGTTTGTGTTTTCATTGCTCTTATGTGCGCTGGCTTGTGAAAGTCGGCGCATTTCTATTGTACGGTGAGTGTTTTCTTATTGTGCACCTACCTTAGAGGCGTGCAGAGAAAGACGGAACAAATGGCTGCAAAGTCATTGATACAAGTTATGGTAAGTGATTTGGAAGAGAGAGTATCGCATACCCTCTCTTTGTTTCTGGTATTATTTTCCAACAAGTAATAGTAACAGCCAAAAAATACCTAATACTATGGCAATAAATTCGTATGGATCTTCTCTTAAATAATTAAGAAAAAATTTAATTTCTTGTATTATTTTTTGCACGTATACTATTTTACAAAGCCATTTCGTGTTCAAGTTCTTTAGATATGGCTCTATTGATAAACTCATTAATTGTTGTTCCAGTGCTGGAAGCGAAAGTGGCTACACGGGAATGTAAGTCTGGTGACATACGCAAATTTAACTTCCCACTATAAGGTTTTTCAGGCTGTATATTTCTTTCTTTACAGTTTTCAAGATAAAAGTCTATAGATTCCTCAAAGTCTTTACGGACCTCATCTACAGACTTTCCTTCATAAAGGATTGACGCTTTTCTCATCCCTTGCACTTTGCCAAACAGACAATTGTCTTCCGGACTGTATTCTACAGAACCGGAATATCCTTTGTATTTTAAAAGTCCCATACTACTTTGTTTTAGATTGTTTATATTTCTCAATCAAATTGTTTTTCTTTATATGCTCAATTATTCCTTTTATCACGTATGATTTCAAAATGCTTCCGGGATGTGGCTTATGTAAAATGAAAGGAGCTTCTTCGTCTGGTCCTATAAACTCAACACGGGAACCTGATGTAGCACCTTTGTTGCTTTCCTTGTATCCAAAAATCCCGAATAAGCGTTTTGCTTCATCATAGGTAAAATCCTTTGGGCATGACAAAATACGTTCTATTAGTTTTTCCTTTGTACCCATAATCGTTTGTTTATGCAAAGGTACTAAAAATAGTACCAAATACAAACAGATAATATAAAATATTGTATTTAAGGTAAGTTTTTCTGTTGAATGTGACATTTTTACAGCCACTTTTATTATATTTGCATCATAGCATTTGATGCTAACGTGAAGGAGCAGCATCATGTGTAACTAATCACCGTATGAAGGAGTACGGAACTACATCATGAACACAATTAAAATTTTTGAGAATGAGCAATTCGGAAAGGTAAGAATTGCGATGGGTGAAAATAACGAACCTTTCTTTTGCTTGGCAGATGTATGCCAGATTTTGGATTTGATTCCCAGTAAGGTAGCGCAAAGATTAGATAAGGATGTACTTTCAAAGTATCCCCTTGAAACAGCCGGTGGAATCCAACAGGCAAATTTTGTTGATGAGGATGGTTTGTATGATACAATATTGGATAGTCGTAAGCCTGAAGCTAAAAAGTTCCGCAAATGGGTAACAAGCGAAGTGTTGCCATGTATCCGTAAGACAGGTGGCTACATCGCCACCAAAATGGACGACACTCCAGAAGAAATCATGGCACGTGCGCTTATTGTGGCACAAGAAACACTGAAACGAAAAGAACAGCGTCTTATAGAGGCTGAGCAGAAGATCCAAAAAGATGCTCCTAAAGTCCTTTTTGCCGATGCTGTATGTACCTCTCAACGTTCGTGCCTTATTGCTGAATTGGCAAAAATTCTCCAACAGAACGGAGTGAATATCGGTCAGAACCGTTTGTTCGGTTGGATGCGAGAGAACGGTTATCTTTGCCAAAAAGGTGATTATTATAATCAGCCAACGCAGAAATCTATGAAATTGGGACTTTTTGAGTTGAAGAAAACATCAATTACCAAGCCGGATGGTTCGGTATTGGTAACAACCACTACCAAAGTAACCGGCAAAGGACAAATATATTTCGTGAATAAATTCCTATCTAAATAATCAATATAAAAAAGGTGTCAAGTGACACTTTACTATATTTATGGACGAAATAACAGCTATATTAGACATTACGCGCCCGGTTGATAATATCATCAACGACTTAAAAGGAAAGTCAATCTATGTCCCCTCATGGGATAATCTTATTAAAGACTATGAACCAACATTGCATTCGATAGTAAATGATAACATTGGTCGAAAAGATAAGGTAAAATCTGATGGTACGGTAGAAAAAGCTTCCCGTATTTATATCGGTCTTGAAAAACTCCTTACAAAACGGATGACAGAGTTTATGTTTTCCATTCCAGTAAAACGTGTCTATCATAATATTGAGGACAATGAAACTCGCCAACAAATAGCGAAAGCAATTGAGAATATATACAAGTATGCTCGTATAGACAGTGAGAATATTAAACGTGGCAACGCCTATTTTGCGTCATGCGAGGTATTTACCATTTGGTATACGGTTGGAAATCCCAATTCTCTATATGGTTTTCAAAGTAAATTTAAGCTGAAATGCAAGACCTATTCCCCGATGGAGGGCGTCGGGCTGTATCCGTTGTTTGACGAGTTGGGAGATATGGTTGCTATGTCTTTTGAATACAAGAAGAAAGTCAAGGACGAAGAAATTGCTTTTTTTGAAACATATACTTCTAAGATCCATTACAAGTGGAAGCAGCAAGGATCTGGGTGGGAACAAATCAAAGCGGAACCAATAGCTATATTGAAGATCCCCGGTGTTTATGTTCATCGCCCAGTTCCTATTTATCATGGTTTGTCTTATTTGCGTAATGAGATAGAATATACCCTTTCTCGTAATAGTGATGTTATCGCCTACAACAGTGCTCCTATCCTTAAAATTGCAGGGGCTACACAAGGAAAAGAAGATAAGGGGGAAAGCCGTAGGATATTCCGTGTTGAAAATGGAGGTGATGTGTCTTATGTTTCATGGTCTCAGGCTATCGAAGCACTAAAGTACCATGTAAGTACTCTGATTAGTCTATTCTGGTCGCAATCACAAATTCCGGATATATCATTCGAGAACATGAAAGCATTAGGAAATATCGGGTTTGATGCTAGACAGACCTTGCTGACTGATGCCCATCTGAAAGTAGGTGATGAAAGTGGTGATTGGATAGAATCGTTTGAGCGTGAATGCAGTGTAATCAAGGCTTTCTTGAAAAGCATGAATACTTCATGGGTTAAAGAGATTGACAATGTAGAAGTTGAGCATGTCATTACTCCGTTTATCCAAATGGACGAGGATGCAATGACTGATAGACTTATAAAACAGAATGGTGGCAAGCCAATCAAGAGCCAGTTGCAAACTATTAGAGAAGCTGGTTCTAATAATGCGGAGGCAACTTTGGATCAGATACATAAAGAAGATGCGATGGATTTACAAGCAAAACAATCAAGAATGAACGGTTTATTTGAAAGTGCGGAATAACATGAAAGTACCAATAGATAATATGACCTTTGCCGAAAGCGAATACCTTAGAGGAAATAAAGTATGGAAAGCCCGGACACTTTATAATTTCGCGAAAGCAAAGGAATACCCTGTACGTGATATGCCATTGTGGAATATAGACCTGACTGTTGAACCGTTTGAGTGCAGCCAGCTTCATAGTTTCATCTTTCAATGCAAACGTGTTCGTGATTGTTCTTTAGACTACCCTATTATATTGGATGAAGTAGGACAAATAGCAGATGGATACCATAGATTATGCAAAGCTATTTTAGAAGGTAGAAAAACGATTAAGGCTATCAGGCTGCTGGAAATGCCGGCACCTGATAGAATTGAGGAGGGATAAATATGAAAAAACATTCAAAGGTAATTACGGTAGAATATGTAGTACAAGATTGTCCTATCTGTGGTAAAATTATAGTGAAGCATTGTTTATATCCGGTGGATGATAAAAGAAAGAATAAACTTGTATATGGCAAAAAAAGTAATAACACAATCTAAGTATCATTGTCGGGATTGCGTGCATAGCTATGACCGGCACGAGAAGAACTTGAAAGGTGAGTTCTTCATGTGCCGTTGTCCGTTTTTCACTTCCAGTCGCTTTCTTAACCGTGACGTATGTGACAAGTTCAATAAAAAATGAGTCAATCTTAAAAACAGAAGAATATTTTTTGTTTTACCCCCGTGATTTTTCTGCCTACTCTAATAAATAGATTAAAAACAAACCAATATGTCAAAACCTAAGATTCCGAATCAAAAGAAGAAATATCAAGAGCTTAACACAAGGCTGAATAAATATGTAGCTTTAGTGGAGCATATATATGATGTTCTGAATTTGGAAGCTGCTAAAGCTGTATTACGCACTGATTATTCATCTAATAGTGAAAATCCTTTTAAATGGTCTGATTACCCACAGACTAAAAAACAGATAGAGGATATACAGGCTCAATTTGTTAATTATATTCATACGATTATCTATCGAGGTATTAGTGAAGAATGGAAAAATAGTAATGAAGTGCAAGACTTGATGGCAAATAAAGTTCTAAGGGCTTATAATGCCCAAGTTGATGGGGAAAAATACAAAGTCTTATATCAAGTAAACTCTGATGCTTTGAAAGCGTTCCAAAACCGCAAGGATAAAGGCTTTAATGTCTCTGCCAAACTTTGGCAACAATCCACCATTTATAAACAAGAACTTGAAGCAGCTATATCTTGCGCTATTCAGAAAGGAAAAAGTGCTATTACTTTGAGTAAACAAATCTCTAAATATCTGCTTGATTTTCCATCACTGCAAAAAGATTATAAAGACAAGTATGGTAGTGCAGAACATTTAAAGGATTGCGAATACCGTTCTATCCGACTGGCTCGATCTGAAATTAACATGGCTTACCGGACTGCTGAAAATGAGCGTTGGAAACAAATGGATTTCGTTGTGGGGTACGAAATAAAGCTAAGCTCTTCACATCATCACCGTATGCCACATGGGGATATATGCGATAGGTTAGCAGGTAAATATCCTAAAGATTTCGTTTGGACTGGCTGGCATCCGAATGATTTATGCTATAAAATACCTATCCTTAAAACAGAAGAAGAGTTTTGGGAATGGGATGGTAGAAGTGAATCTACGACTGAAAGTGTGAATAAAGTCAAGGATGTACCGAATGCATTTAAACAGTGGATTGGCACAAATTCCCAACGCATAGCAGATGCAAAGAGAAATGGAACTTTGCCATATTTTTTAAAGGATAACCCGTCATATCTTAAATAATAACTGCTTATATACAGATACATTCAGTTTCATAACACGGAGTACAAGATTATTTTCGTACTATGTGTCTTATTATAATAGTTTAACAATTAAAGTGAAGTAAAAAGAATCACTTTTCGTATATTTGCATAAAGCATGTGAAGTTACATGCAACCGAACTTGTCGTGAATACATTCATTGCTCTTAATGTATGATTAAGAAGGTTGACGGTCTGCTTGCATGTAATGTTTTGCAGGCCGTTTTTATTAATTAAAACATTGTACAATGGATAGAAAACAACAGGTTTTGTTGAAATTGAAACCGAAAGTGAAGGCGTTCGGGTTCAATAAAAAAGAGGTGATGGGTATCGCTGCTAGAATTGCTGATAACCTAACCTCCACAGATGATGCCTCCGATGAGGACGTAAACGCAGAAATTGAAGCAGCTATTGATGCGGTTCTCCCCTACCTGCAAGTCAGCCAGTCTTTTGCAAATCGAGTAATCGAAGAAAACCGCAAAAAGAATGGCGATGACGAAACCGATGACGGCGATGATACATCATCGAACACTTCAAACAATCGTCAGACGGGTTCAAACAAAAATGATCCTCAGCAGAATAAAAGTAATGATGATGCTCCAGCATGGGCAAAGGGATTGCTTGACAAGGTTGAAACACTTACCAATGAAATTTCGGTATTGAAAGGTGAAAAAGTCACTACATCAAGAAAATCCAAGCTCAATGAGTTGCTCAAAGATTCGGGTTCTTTCGGCAGTCGCATCCTGAAAAGTTTCGACCGCATGAAATTTGAAACCGAAGAGGAGTTTGACGAGTTTTATTCGGAAGTTGAGGAAGATCTGAAGAATTACAACCAAGAATGTGCAGATGCAGGTTTGTCTACATTGGCTAATCCGCCTGCCGCAAGTGGTAAAAGTTCGGGAAAACAAGATGAAGTGATTAGTGACGCTGAAATCAAAGCGTTGGCTGACACATTCTAAACATTAACAAAAAACTAAGTATTAAAAATGGGTGCAACAGCAAATTTAGCAAGTGAATTGCAGGTGATTACTTCTGGTCTTGATTCGGTTGTAATCAGACGATACGGTGCTGGTATCATTGGTGGTCGCACGCTTGATGTCAGTGATTATCCATATGATGTAATTAAGGCTGGTCATGTTATTATCGCATCAGATGATGACGAAACACTATTCAAGCCTATGCCGCTAAAAGCATCGAATTATGATCAATATGATACATTGCCCGGTAGCCATCATTATGTAGGTGTATTGGTAAGAAGCGTTACAAAGGATGCTCCTTTAGCAGCAATCATGTACGATGGTGAAGTGAATGATAAAGCAAGTCCGTATTCAGTGGATAATATCAAAACTGCAATGAAGACGGAGTTGCCTGGATTAGTATTCATGCACGATTAAAAGAGGAGGTAAAAAATGGTACAATCACAATTTGTGGAGTACATCAGAAAAATCTTTCCGAGACTCCAGAATGTAGTAGATACAGTGAACGGCAAGCGGAACGGTGACAACAAACGCACCTATTTGCATAAATCTATGTTGAGAAAGGTTTATTCGGCAGACCAGAAATGGTCTAACGCTGCGGTAAACACTACTTATGTAGCAGCCGACATGGTGTCGATGAACTCGCCACTTCCGATTAAAAGCCGCGATGCCATTGCTCACGCCAATGGTTCTCTGCCGAAAATCGGTATGAAAAAAATCATGTTTGAATCGGATATCAATACCGTTAACATAATGAAAGCGCAAGGTGCGGAATGGACGAACATCGCGAATAAGCTGACTTCCGACCCGATTGCTTGCTCTGTCGGTATTGACGAACAGAATGAAGCGAACTTCCTGACCGGATTGTCTAATGGTATTGTAGCTGTGGAGGATGAAAACAATACCGGTACGGCTTTGCGTATCAATTTCGGCTATCTGCCTGAAAACTGTTTTGGTGTTGAGACGCAGAATGAGCTTACGCTTGATGACATTAAGCGTGTATTGGCTTATGCTGACAATAACGGCGACACAATCATCACTATCTGCATTGCATTGTCAACCTACAACAAGTTGCGTCAGACGCAAGGGGCAAAAGAACTGGTAGCCAATTATCGTGGTCAGACTTTTGACAGTAATACAAAGCTCCCTGTTCCGACAGCATCTTTGTTTGACGAAGCATTTGCGGATGATAACAACGGGGTTGCTTTCCTGAAAATTGACCGTTCAATCATCTCAGAGAAGAACGGCAAAAGGAAACCGTACAAGCCGTGGAACCAGAACAAGTTGATTTTCCTTACCACAGAAGAAGTCGGTGCTTTGGTGTGGGGAACGCTTGCGGAAAAGACAAATCCGGTAGAGGGTGTTGTTTATTCAACCGTTGATGAGTACAAACTCATCAGCCGTTACAGAACAACGGAGCCGTTTACCGAAACTACGAGTGGGCAGGCTCTTGTGCTCTCTGTTATTGAGAACGTGGATCAAATCTACTCTCTTGATATTTTGGAAGCTCAGGCGGTAGATACCTCAGCTGAAACTTCTGACAGTACGGATGTGAAAATCACTATTTGGGGAAATACTTACAAGAAGCCGGAGTTTGTCAAGGAATTCAATAAAATAACAGGCAAAAATCTAGCTTCAACTATTGCAGATGACAAGCTGATTGCCGCCGTGAACAGGCTGAATGACTTTGACGAAGCGAAATTGAAATCCGCAGTTGAATCTCATAAATCAGAATAATCCATGAAGACAATACAGCAAGCTCTCGTAGACGAAATACACTATCCGATTTCTATCGGTTTTGTAGAGAATGTGATGATTAAACGTAATCTCAATGGTGATGATGAGTTTGGTTATGATATAGATCATTCTAACGAATACCAGGGAGCTTTAGCTGATTGTCTTTGGTCTTTGGTCCAGGCTATCAATTTCTCTGAAGCAGACAAGTCCTTCGGGGCTTTATCTGATAAAGATAAAGAACGGATACTTTTACGTGTTAACTCCATTTACAAGACTATTGGTGAACCTTTAGTAGAACTGGAGGCAAAACCAACGGTATATGTAGGTGATTGTTTGTTGTAGTATGGCTGTTTTGAGTAGAAATCCACATCGTTTGCAATACCTTGTATCTGCTTCAGGATACGAGGATGAAAACGGAGATTACCATTCAGGTGAAGAACATTGGGAAGGTGAAATTCCCTGTGATGCTGTTCCTGCCGGTGAATCGGATGAAAGGGAATTTGAAGATGGCATAATACGTAAATACTCTTATGAGGTTTGTAATATACCAGCAAACTGCCGTGCTTTTACAATAGGAGATAGAGTCAAGATAAGTCTGCTCGGAGGAATAGAAAGAGAATTTGAAGTGAAAGGTTTTCATCGTTACCAGCTTCAGTGCAAAATTTGGGTTTAGGATATGGGTATAAGAATGGCTACCAAACTTGATGAAATTCATAATACACTTATGAGGGAGGCACAACGGGTTGAAAGGCTAACAATACGCGCTTTGTCGTATCTTGGAGAACAATGTGTTATCAGGGTACGTGATAGAGGTGGTGATAAAAGTTGGTATGATCAGTCTGGTAATTTGCGTAGCTCAGTTGGCTATGTAATAGCCCATAATGGCAGTATTATCCAATACTCAGACTTTAATCAGGTGAAGCAGGGTTCACAAGGTGTAAAAGTCGGCAAAGACTTAGCAGAAGAACTGGCTAGAAGATATTCCAATGACTATGCTCTTGTTATTGTTGCCGGAATGAATTATGCTGAATATGTGGAAGCGATGGATAACAAGGATGTGCTTGCGTCAACGGAGCTATGGGCAATAGACCAAGTACCCAAGATGCTTGAAAAATTAAAGATACAGATTGCTAAATGATGAAATCGGACATTGAAATATCAAAATTTGTATATCACAAGATTAAAGGATCAATCCTTGAAAGAAGTGTAACCGGGAAATTGAGTGATAGGGGTAGACCAGATAAATCGGACAAGGAGGATATTGTCATATCTGTACTTGCCAATGAGGGATGCGGTCAGATCCAGCGAGCTTATGTGAATGTCAATGTTTATGTTAGGGACCAATGGAATTCTAGAACAAAATCATGGGAAAAGCATACACTCCGTATAGGGGAATTGTGTGACTTGTGTAAGTTTCTCTTTTATATACGTAAAGAAGAGTTTCATACAGTTCCTAAAGAATGTAGTCAAAAAGTCATGTCTACCGGTGTTTCTTTTGAGGATGGACACACGGAACATTTCATCAACAACAAGCTGTATATTGAGATAAATAACGAATAAGTATTAACTATATTAAGCAATATAGAACTATGGCAGTAATCGGATGGGGTAAGCCCCGTATTTTTATTAAAGACCTTGATGCAGTATCACCTGCATGGGAAGAATTGCCTACTCCGGTAGAGGATTCCACACAGTTGACAACGACAAAAGGTGACAAGAAAGAAGCAAAGATTGAAGGAGGAGAGAACGAGGATGTAAAGTATGGAAAAAACACCTATGCTCTTACTTTCAATATTCGTGCTGCAAAAGGGCGTAAGCGTCCTATAAGTGATAGTGATGGAGTGGTAGCACATAATTATGCTGTTGCTTTACAGCCTGAAGATCCTGATGTTCAGGGATTCTGTATGGAAAAAACTACCGTTTCTGTTGAGGATTCATTTACAGCGGCAGATGGTGGTATTTGGGCGTATACCTTTGATGCTTTGAAGCCGGGTTCGGACAAAAAACAGATTCAATGGGGTAAGATTATAACAACGCCTACTTCTGGTAAGCCGACTAAGGTTGAATGTGACCCAGAAGATGATTCTGGAGATGGAGATAAATTTGAAGTTGCTCCTAATCCTAGTCTAGGTGGATAGTTTTTCAGGATGATAGCCTGCCGTGGGGGCTTTATACCCACGTGTATTGCGGAAATGGTGTAATGGATGCACGTATGTCTACCAGACATTAGGTTACAGTTCGAATCTGTGTTTCCGCTCGATTTTGAAAATTTGGTTTGTTATTCATATGTCTTTTCATGCCGGTTGTCTGTGAAGATATCCGGCATTAATTAAAAAAACAAGAACCGTTATGTTAGAAGATGGGAAACTTATAGACATGGACATTGCGGATACTATAATTGAACGTCCGCATGGTTTTAAAGTAAATCAACGTCAGTTTTATCTATATCCGGTTACTCTTGGAAAAACATACCTAATATCAAGGCTTGTGGAGTGTCTTGGCATAAATCTGGAAATTATCAAGGCTAATCCGTATATGGAAGCGTTGAGACTGTGCCAGGAAAAAAAAGAAAGCGTGTGCCGTATTTTGTCCTATCATACCATCAATAAGAAAGAAGAATTGTTTGATTATGATTTTGTACAAGAAAGATGTAATTTCTTCTATAAAGAAATAGATAATGACAGTATGGCACAACTATTGGTTATGGTATTGTCAGAAGGAGACATATCAGCATATATAAAACACCTTGGAATAGATAAGGAAAAAGAATGGCAAGCAAAAGCCATGAGAGCCAAGAAGGATAATAATTCTCTTACATTTGGCGGCAAAAGCATATATGGCACATTGATAGATACAGCTTGTCAACGGTACGGATGGACTTTTGAATATGTTGTTTGGGGTATTAGCTATGCCAATTTACAATTGCTCCTTGCCGATTCCGTAACGTCCATATATTTGTCTGACGAGGAACGTAAGCGAGTTAACATACCTCAAGACCGTGATATCATCAATGCCGATGACCCTGCAAATATGGCAAAAATCAAAGCCATGAAATGGGATTGAATACGACAAATAGAACAGTGCAACAAATAAAAGGCAAAAAAATCACGAGGGTTATACAAAAACTCTCGCAATTTATCGGTGAAATAGGATAATCAGAAAATGACTATTCTACTATTACTACGGTATTGTTTGCTACTGATGCATCAAACTCATAACCGATTTTCATCTCAGCCTTGGAACCACAAGGCAGAGGGATACAGGTGCAGCAGAATATTACAACAGATAAAGGAGTCCTGTTTTTTCCTGTTATATATACTTCAGATGATGAGAAGTTCACATTATCACCAGATGGCAAAGTTAAATAGCGCATCCTGATTCCTAATCTTCCCTTGGTCCCAAACCATGCAGATCTTTTCGCCTCATACGCTACCCCCTTGGCTATAGTTCCGGCCGGTATGGCTACAACCTTGTCTATGATAACATCTCTGGAAACTTTAAAATCAATATTCTGCCCCTCATGTGCTTTGGAGGCTCTGACATTACTTATGGATTCCAAAGGAACAATTGTACCAGCTTTAATGATAACTTCTTTTTTTTCTTGAGCAAAAGATGTTATTGAATAAAGAAATACGGTCAGTAAAAATAAAACTTTCTTCTTCATAATGTAAATACTAATGTTAATTTTAACGTTCACAACTTTTTATTGCCATTTTAAGTGCTTCTTCAAGTCTGTCTGCATATTTGAATATATCATCCACGTTGTCAATCTGAATCCATTCACAACTCTTATATTGGTCTGCCGGTATTCCTATTTGCTTTTTTCTTGCTCCGATAGAAACACGGCATATCCAGAACCATTGGCTGTTATCGATATTTACAACGAAGTAACTTTTATAGTCTTTATAGGTTATGCGTGACACATCCACGCTTTTTCTTAAAATGCTTCTTACGATGTTGTAGGCATCTAATTCCTCTTGTGTTGTTACGACACCGGATTCTTTATCCATGTATACAACTCCGTCCGGGAGTTTCTCTTCTGTATCTTCTGTGGAAGTATTTATGGATGTATTGTCTATCGTTTGGAGTGAGTCAGATGTTTGCTCGCTGTTTTTTATAGCTGTATTTAGTCTATCTGAAATAATATCATTAATAACAGATGTGATGGATTTCTTTACGAGTGGTGTAAACATATCTATCACCTTCGATGTGATTTGACCTGAAGTATAGGCTTGACGTGCGAAGAATCGAACAAATTCTGCTGTAGGTGATGCAAATTCGTTATTCAATATTGATTTTATTTCTGTCGTGTATTTCAATTCGTTTGCCGTACTTAGAACATCCTCTTCATTGTAATATGACTTATGGAATTTCTTTAGTTGCTCTATATCCGCATCTGATAAGTCAAGCATGTTCACGATAAGAAAAGGTTTCTCATCCATAATATTGATTTTCTCCAAGTCGGTGTAAAATCTATATTCTATCCCATTGGTAAGCACGCCAAAACGGGCTTTTGACGCTACAAAATATTTTTGTAGTTGGGTGTCATGCAGGTTTAGGTCTTGCTTGCAGTGTTTGCATTCTATAAGAAGTATAGGATTTTCATCCTTCATTATGGCATAATCGATTTTTTCTCCTTTTTTCTTTATTAAGTCACAATCCATTTCAGGCACGACCTCAAAAGGGTTAAAAACATCGTATCCTAAGGCTGCAATCATTGGCATTATAAATGCGTTTTTTGTAGCTTCTTCTGTAGCTATCTTGTCTTTTTGTTTTTTTATATTATCAGATAGCCGTACAACTTGATCCTTAAAATCCATTGCTCTGCTTTTTACGTTGTAATATTTTACAAATATATATTTATATAATAATATAAACAAAATTAAAGATGAGAAAATAAACCGTTGAATATATTTTGTGTGTTTTGTGACTCTAACTATGTCATTTATTGTTATATTTGCAATGCCGTGTGATGTTGCACGGAACTATTTATATCGAAAAGACCTATGGCTGGAATACATTTTGACATTACAGGTGATAATTCTAATTTCTTACGTAGACTTCGTGAAGTAGAGAATGGTGTAAAAAACACGTCCAAGCAAATAGAGCAAAGCGGTTTAGGTATTGAAGAACTGTTTAACCGTATGACTAGAGCTGCCGCAGCATTCGGAGCTGGTTTTACTGCAAAAGAATTAATTTCAAATATTGCACAAGTCCGAGGAGAATTCCAACAATTGGAAGTTGCATTTAAGACAATGCTTGGCAGTGAGGATAAGGCGAATGCCCTCATGCAGCAATTGGTAAAAACGGCTGCTACCACTCCTTTTGACCTTCAAGGCGTAGCAAATGGAGCTAAACAGCTTCTTGCTTATGGAGAAAATGTTGAAAACGTAAATGACGACTTGATACGTCTTGGAAACATAGCCGCCGGCCTTTCTCAGCCACTTGGTGATATTGTGTATTTGTATGGTACTACCATGACGCAAGGACGGTTATATACCGCAGATTTAAATCAGTTTACAGGTCGTGGTATTCCTATGATTCGCGAATTGGCAAAAGTATTCGGAGTAGCAGAAGGAGAAGTAAAAAGTTTAGTTGAAGCAGGGAAAGTGGGATTCCCGGAAGTCCAGAAAGTCATCCAAAACCTTACAAATGAGGGAGGAATGTTCTACAACCTTATGCAAGAACAGTCCAAGACAATCACTGGGCAAATTTCTAATATAGAGGATGCTGTTTCCACCATGTTCAATGAGATAGGGAAAGCCAATGAAGGAATTATAAACGAAGCTCTGTCCGGTGTTTCTTATTTGGTTGAGAATTATGAGAAAGTGGGAAAAGTTCTTGTTGGTCTTGTAGCAACTTATGGCGTATATAAAGTGGCTGTGATGACAGTCACGGCTTTGCAAGCTTTACAAGCTTCAGGTATTGCCGCTCTAACTATTGCCGAACGTGCCCACTACGGATGGCTGGTTTTGCAAACAACGGCACAAAAAGCTTTGAACGCTGTTATGTTTACTAATCCGTATGTGTTATTGGCAACTGCTGTTGTAGGGCTTGGAGCTGCAATGTGGTCGTTATCCGATAATACAACGTCAGCAGAACGTGCTTTAGATTCATATAACAATAAAATAGAAAAACTCAACACGGACGAGGAAGAACGGAAACGTACTTTGGAAGGTCTTGTTAGCACCATTAATAGCGAGGTGGAAGCCGATGTTACTAAACTCAAAGCTTTAAAAGATATTGAGGAACTATACCCAGCACTCTTTAGGAAATATGTTGATGAGAAAGGTCATATACAGGATTTGATTGGTTTTTGGAAGGCATATAATGAAGAAGTTGTAAAATCCAGAACACAGTCAAAACAGGCTATAGTCGAGTCCTTGGAACAACAGATAAAAAGTGCGGAATGGGCTTATAATTTAGCTAAGAAGGAGAACAACCGTTCCGAAATGAAGGTTCAGGCACAGCGTATCGAAGACCTGAAAAATGAATTGGCAAACGCAAGAAAGGATGTCTTGTCGGAAATCAATGCCCAATTGGAAGTTGAGAACAGACAGGAAACAAAAGAAACTACATATCAGGAAGATTTGGCAAATGCTAAAGCCGAATGGGAAAAAGCGAAAAAAGGGTATGAGTCATTAATCAAAGATCAGACGGCTACATCGAAACAGGTGAAAGAAGCCAAAGATAAGATGGAGACATCCGAAAAGGCATACAAGGATCTGGGCGGAGTAACTGGAAGCGAATTAACCAGACAGGAAAATCTAGCAAAAAAGCAAAAGGAAAACCAAGAAAAGCTGGATGGGCAACTTCTTTCACTTCGCCGTCAGAATCAGCAAGATGAAATCAACCTGATGAAAGAAGGCACGGAAAAGAAGTTGGAACAGATTGACTTTGATTATCAAAAACAGCTTGATGCGATAAGAAAACAGGAGGAAGAATGGAGCAAAGCCGGTAATGGCAAGTTGACCGACAAGCAGGCACGGGAAATCTCGGAAGCTTATGCCAATGCCGAAAGCATGAGGGATAAAGATATTACTAATGTAACCAAGGAGCAACTTAAAGCCGAACAACAGGCTTTGAACGATTACTTGAAAGAATATGGCACGTTTCAGCAACAGAAATTGGCTATCGCCCAAGAGTATGCGGAAAAAATAAGGAAAGCACAGGAAGAAAACGGTGTTAATAGTGCACAAGTAAAGTTACTGGAGAAACAACGTGATGTTGCCATACAGAACAAGGAAACAGAAGCCATAAAAGCCAATATAGATTGGGTTACTGTGTTCGGTGAGTTTGGTTCCATGTTTTCCGACATGGTAAAGCCTGCCTTGGACGAAGCTAAAAAGTACATCCAAACCGACAAGTTCAAAAACTCCGATCAGGCAAGTCAGAAATCATTGATTGACTCCATCAGTCAGATGGAAAAGTCTTTGGGTGGTACAAGTGGAGTCAACTTCAAGAAACTTGGAGAGGATGTAAAAGCCTATCATACAGCCGAACAAAACCGTATCAATGCCATAGAGATTGAAACAGCCGCTTTGGAAAAACTAAAGAAATCACAGGATGATTACGCCAAAGCACAGAAGAGTGGAACAGAAGAAGAAAAGCAGGTTACAGCGAATGCCCTTGATATAGCACGACAGAATGCTGACATTGCATCCGCCAATGTAAAGACACAGACGGATATCGCCAATCAGGCCCAGCGTAATGTGACTGATACCGCCACCAGACTGAAAGCAAGTATGGAAAATTTGTTGGGAGGCTTGCAGCAGATTTCATCCGGAGGGTTGTATAACGCATATAGTGGAATTATCAAAACCGTGAACGGATTCAAGGACGTCATAGGTAAGACATCGGAATCGCTTCAAGAAGTTCCCATTGTCGGATGGATTTTGTCTATTATTGACGTACTCAAAGACGGATTGAGTGATCTTGTCGGTGGTCTGCTTGATGCTGTTCTAAATGCGGTCAGTGGGATTATCAGTGATGTTTTGTCTGGAGACTTGTTTGTTACAATTGGGAATTCATTGAAAAATGGAATAGGTAATATCCTTAATGCAATTTCTTTCGGTGGTTTTAATTCTTTGTTTGGTATTGGCGGTAATAAAAAAGAGGTCGAGGAAGCTATCAACAGATTGACAGACCGTAACGAAACGTTACAAACTGCCATTGAAGACTTGACTGACGAAATGAAGGCAAGCAAGGGAACGCAGTCTGTTGCCGCATACCGGGATGCTTATAAGTATCAAAAAGAAACTATTGATAATTATAAGCGTATAGCGCAGGAACAAGCACGTTATTCTGGTTCTCATCATAGTTGGAATTATTATTGGGGCGGTTTTTCTCAGGAACAGATAGACCGTCTGAGTGGAAAGATTGGTCGTGATTGGAATGGTGATATCTGGAATCTTACCCCAGAAGAAATGAAAATGCTCCGTGAGACAGTAGATATGTGGGAAACCATTCAGAATACCGGCAAAGGTGGATACGGTGATCGTCTGACTGATAAGTTGAATGACTATATTGATCAAGCTGGTACGTTGGAAGAACTGACGAATGAACTTTACGAGGGTCTGACTGGAATGTCATTTGATTCTATGTATGATAGTTTTGTAGACAATCTTATGGATATGAAATACGATGCGAAGGCAGCATCGGAAGATATATCAGAATACTTTATGCGTGCCATGCTTTCCAATAAGATTGGTGAGTTATACAGTGAAAAGTTGGAGGAATGGTGGAAAAAGTTTGGTGCCAGCATGGAGGATAACGAGCTGACCGAAGAGGAAAGGAAAGCCTTGCAAGATGAATATATGAAGTATGTGGATGAAGCCATGAAACTGCGTGATGAGCTTGCTGCCGCAACCGGATATGACAAGATTTCACAGGAATCCTATTCCCAATCTTCTTCATCAAGAGGGTTTGGCACTGAAATGACACATGAAGATGCAGGAGAACTAAGCGGTAGGTTTACAGCATTGCAGGTTTCAAATGAGGAAATAAAGAGCCAGATGATAAATGTTGTTGTCGGCATAGGATCTTTGGTTTCTATTTCAACGGAGGGCAATGCTACGTTGGGTAACATCTTGAATCAGCATGTGATTACTAACGGTTATTTGGAAGATATCGTAAAATACACAAAGCCTATCCTTGAATTAGGATCGAAATTAGATAAGATAGTAGATAATACTAAAAATATGTAACATGGAAGGAGAATTTTATATAAATGATAAGGATGCTTATACCACATGGGGAATAAGTATGGATACCTCTTCTTTATCGGCGTTAATGACACCACCGCCGATGAAAGAGTTTATAGAAAACAAGTCACGTCTGGAAAACGGCAAGCGAGTTATAACTTCAGATTCCAAGATTGACGAAAGGAATATTATACTTACATTTAATCTTACGGCTAAAAGCGAAGATCAGTTTTTTGCTAGATATAATTCTTTTTGTGAAGAACTCGCCACTGGGGTATTACATATCAGAAGCAAATATCAGCCAAATGTTGTGTATAAGACTATTTATTTGTCATGTAACCAATTTACACAGTTTATGAGGGGAATCGCTAGTTTTTCCTTGAAATTAGTGGAACCTAATCCTGCGGATAGGACAACATGATTTTTTCTTTGAATATAATTGCTATCATGTGATTTATTTGTATATTTGCTACATAACATTGTATGAAGCTATACAATACTCGTATGGGACTAATAGACATTAAAAACATATCAGGAGATATTCGTTTCTCCACAGACTTCAACGTTGGTTCGATAGGTCGTTATTCATTGGGTAAGGAGGATTACATTACTCTTCCTTTTAACGTCCTAACTCCTATTAATTTTAAGATGGGTGATTATGTGGACTTGTCGGGGATATTAGATGAATCCCTAGGTGGTAAATTCGCAAAGATATATGAAGTTGTAGATTTGCCGACACCGACTTATGACCAGTCTACGGGCGGCTATAATTACGAGTTGCGTCTTGATGCTTACTATTGGAAATGGAAAAATAAGAAATTCAAGTACATGCCGGAGGTGGCAGGCCAGGAAGCGTCTTGGAACCTTACTGCCTCATTGGATATGCAATTAGGTGTGTTCCTCCGAAACTTACAAGCTCTTGGTTACAAATACAGGGGTAATGATTTCGATTTTTCTATAGATTCGTCAGTAGAGGATTCAGCTAAGTTGATGTCTTATGAGAATACCAATCTGCTGGATGCTCTTACTAACATGGCAGAAACGTGGAATTGTGAGTGGTGGGTAGAAGATAATATTATCCGATTTGGACGTTGTGAGAATGGAGATGCTGTTAGGATAGAGCTGGGTGTGGAAGCCCAAGAAATGCCGCGCAGTGAAAGCCAGGGAACCTATGCTACACGTGTGTATGCTTTTGGATCAACAAGAAACATTCCTTCCAACTATCGGCCTGTTGATGAAACAGTAGTGGTAAATGGTATTGTTCAAAAGCGGTTGATGTTACCAGAAGGAACACCGTATATTGATGCTTATCGGTATAAGGATGGTAAAAGGGTATATATTGGTGAAGAAGGTTATGATATAGGTACGGAAATGCCGCAGGAGGAAGCTATTGAAGATATTATATTCCTTGATGAAGTCTATCCACGTACTGAATGTGTTGTTGGTACGGTTGGCAGTTATACGTCTACGATAGAAGATGAAGAAACACAAGAAACAGTAACCCAGACATTTTATTATGTAACCGATACTAGTGGGCTTGTCTTTGATGAAAGTTATATTATTGATGGAGAAGAACTTAGGTTGGTATTCCAGTCTGGTTTACTTAATGGTATGGATTTCGGTGTAACATTTCATAAGGCTGGCACAAGTTTAGGAAGCGTAACACTTGAAAGTGATGTCTATGAAATTGTTGCCAATGATAATTATGGAAGGACATTGCCCGATGAAACATTAAAACCTACTACAGGAGATAAATTCATTCTTTACGGCTGGGATAGTACGAAGATAACGGACCTTGGCCTCGTATCAAATGCCGAGCAAGAATTAAGAGATAAAACGGTGGATTGTGTAAAAAAGATGATGGTCGATGATGGTACATACAATACTACCCTTGCATCATCATGGGTAAAAGAAAACATGATCAGCCGGACATTTGACATTGGCCAAAGAATAGAGCTTGTCAATAAATCTTTTTTTGAGACTAGTCGGATATCTAGAGTTATAGGTCTTGAAATAAAGCTTGATTTACCTTACGATGCTCCTGTATATACAATCGGTGAAAGCACAGCATATTCCCGAATTGGGGAGCTTGAAAATAAAGTTGACAATCTTACTTATAAAGGTCAGACGTACACTAGTGGAGGTAGAAAAGGGGTTTATATAATCCGTACAAATGATTCGACTGCTCCTAGCAATAGTAATGTGTTCTCTGCTTTACGCTCATTAGCAATGTTCCTCCGCAAAGATATCGCCGACACAGCCAATGAGCTGATCACTTTTTTAAAAGGTCTTTTGATAGGTAAGAACGGTAGTGGAATTACTGTACTTGAGAACGGTATGTCACAGGCTGTTGTTGATTATCTGTATGTCAAGGTCAAAGCCGTTTTTGACGAGCTTGAAGTAAAGAAGAAGACGTATGTAGGTGGCGAGCAGGTGATTTCCCATGCAGGCATGAAATGCAACCGTGTGGATGAGTTGGATGATGTCTACCGTTGTTATTTCAAGGAAGAGGAAGACGGAATTGAGATAGAGAACCAGTTTACTCCGGGATCTCTCGCCATCGCACAGGAGTGCAATATCAAGACTGGCGTTTCTCATCATGTCGGCAACCGCTATTACTGGCGGTTGGTCACAGCAGTAGGTGAGAATTATATAGACCTGTCCAAGACCGTGTGTGATCCTAATGTCGAGAACGATGTTCCGGTGGCAGGTGATGATATCGTGGGATTAGGCCATAAGACCGATATCACCAGACAGGCGGCGATAATTCTCTCTTCGGTGAACGAAGTTTCTCCGTCTATCATCATGTATCAGGGTATTAATGATTTTACCTTGACCGGGAAAGATGTCATTTCTTTTGATTTTGACAGGTCTACCGGCAAGGCCCGGATGAAGGTGTACGGAGATACGTATATTGGTGACAAGGACCGGACCACTTACATGGAATACACTCAGGATAAAGGTGTTGATATCAAAGGTATGTTCCATATCGAGCAGGGTTCCACCGGATGGCGTAATATGGAAGGTCTGCCGGATGAGATACAGGCGGCCGCAGATCTTGCCCAAGAGGCCAAGGATGCGATAGACAATGCGGCTGTCGGAAGTGTCAATCTGTTGCGTAATTCCGGGTTTACGGGAGATTATGAGACAGAGGACCTGTCTGCCGCTACCGAGCTATCGGCGGATACCGAACTTTTTAGCAAGCAACTGGAATATTGGACGGGAGTGGCTACCGTATCTGCGGACAGTGATGCCGGCTCCGGGTACTCTGCTGCAATCGGTAGTTTGTCCCAGTCCGTATCATTGATTAAAGGAGAAAGTTATGTTATCAGTTATAAAGCAAAGGGTACGTCTGTGTCTGTTTCGTGCGGTTCTTTCAGTGTTTCTCAACCTCTCACATCCTCTTATCAGAGATATACCCATAAGATCACCTTCAATGGCAGTGGTATATTTCTTATCAGTGGTACCGCAACCGTTTGTGACCTTCAGCTAGAGCGTGGGACCATCGCTACTGACTGGAAGCCTTCAATTCTTGACAATGACAAGGCAACAGCCGGTTTCCAGTCAATCAATTATATCGCCAGTGCGATCAAGGATGGTTCTGTGGATATTCTTGGTGGTCTGATATTGGCCAATATGATCCAACTGGGTAATTACAAGAATGGCAAGTTACAGAAGGTCACAGCCGGAGTTAGCGGCATATACAATGACGATGATGATGTGGCGTTTTGGGCAGGAGGAAAACTTGAACAGGCGATTCTGACCGTAATGAGGTTCCGTAATGATCCTAATTACCAGCCCACAGATGCGGAATGGGCGAACATGGCGAACTTCGTTGCCACTCATGGCGGTGATGTATTTTTAAGAGGATATATCTATGCTTTGGGCGGATATTTCCGGGGAAAGGTTGAAATAGCCAATGGTAAGATACTGTTGAATGAGGATGGTTCCGGGCAGCTTGCCAATGGGAACATTAAATGGGATGCTGACGGAAATCCTGAATTTGTCGGGAAAGTGAAGGTTTCCTCACCGTCAGGTTATGAGATAACCATATTTCCTGAAGATGAATATGGAAGACCGTCAATTGATATTCATGATGATGATGGTAATTCGCTTTTGGACATATCTCTTCAATATGGATTGAACGGTATGGTTCCCCGTGTTTTTATGAATGATCCTTCCAATAGTGATGTATTGTATTTCCGTCCGGACAGTATGGTTGTCGAGCAAAAAGGAAGTGACGGTTATATATATCAGACCCAGATAATGGGAGGACGCATAATTATGGTTAAAGGTTCTGAGATTGTATGGGATCAGAACATGTTGCCCAAATAAAGTGAAGTGATATGGAACTGAATAGTATTAACAAGACAGGTACTTGGAGTGAGGCGGCAGACCGTCTTAACAACAACTTTAGCAAGACTTCTACCGAAGTGGAAAAAGTCAAGCAGAACGGTATCCGCAACAAGGGGTTGTTCTCTACTCTTGAATCACTGAAAGCGGCTGTTCCATCTCCTGTTGTAGGTGACTGGGCTGTTGTGGGTGACACCATACCGGGTCCTATATATCAATGCAAGACAAAGGGAACATGGAGTGCCACTGGCACGACAGGAGGTGGCGGAAGTGTTGACTTATCCAGCTACCTGACAGCCGAGGAGATAGACGATGTAACATCAATATTATAGTTATGAGAATCAATTATCAGTCCGATTTTAAAATCATAGAGAAGAACTTGAACGGGGATGTGAATACTCCTTTCCGGTTCACTTACTTCAATCCGTTCAAGGGAAAGTTCATAGTCTCCTTTGACGGGCATGAGTATGTTGGTTGCAGCCGCATGGAAGACGGCAACCTGCTTGTCGCTTTCGACAACCCCTGTTTTTCTCCCGGTATGCTGAAGGTCAAACGTGAATACTTCATATCCGATTCCGACTTTCAGGATGGTATCTGCAACCTTGTTTCCATTGAAGACACAGGAATCGTACTGACTACCGGGAAAACCGATGAAAGCACGGTGGAAATAACATCTTATCCCGATTATGCCGCATATAATGCGATCCAGGCGTTCCCATTGTCGGATAATGAATATGAAGATGTGCTGAGTGATTTTGTACCTCCTTTGCCACCGGAAGAGGAAGAAGAAACAGTTACTAATCTAGAAATATAGGAGATTTATTATGGCAAAAATATATAAGCTGACCAAAGGTAGCCAAACCATTTACCCGGCTACCACAACCGATGCGGTGGTCAACCCCAATACACGCAAGAGTCTTACAGCGGAACTAGCTGAAATAGTTAACACAACAGGAAAAAAACTTTTGCAATGGGTGTCTTTTGACGCCGAAAAACTGATAAAACCGGACGGCAGTATAAGCAATATGTCAAATAGCAACTATTGTGTGGCCACATATCAGGTAACGAGTAACTCACAAGTGAGAATCTGTTTAAATTTGAAATACAATATTAATGGATCATGTGTGTTTGTCCTAAAAAAAGACGATACTATTGTATATACACAGTTAGCAGGTGAGTCAAAGGTTTTCCAATACGAAATATATACAGGAGAATGCAATACACTTCTCTTACAAATGAATAGTCAAGCGAATACATTGGCTTATATATCAGAAACTCCTCCAATTATAGGATTGGTAAATGATCAAGTTATCGAGGATGGTTCGATTACCACTCCCAAACTTGCTAACAATTCCGTAACAGCGGAAAAATTGGACGAATCTTTGTATAATAACCTTGTTTTTAAAGGTGAGAATGTTGTATATGATGAGATCTTGTCAAACAGTATTATCAAGAAGGACGGTTTACTAGACACATCTTCTCAGTATTATAAAAATTATAGATTGTTTAAATACTCGGTAGCACAGGGAACTCAGTATTCATTTTCCACTACTTTAAAAAACGGTGTAACTCCTGGTGGATTTGGCATCGTTAGTCTGTTTAAGGGGGATACATTTGTAAAGCATGCTGTTTTATCCTCTTCATCATTAACATATAATGGTGATATTGCTGTTGATGTTGATTGTGACTTAGCATATATATTATCAGACAAGGATTTAGTTCCTAATTTAACCAAATCTAGTTCTGCTATTATCGAGGATGGTTCGATTACCACTCCCAAACTTGCTAACAATTCCGTAACAGCGGAAAAATTGGACGAATCTATCACACAAGAGATAACAAATCTTATAGAGTTCAGAAAGTATCAGCAGGGAGGATATAACGTAGCAAATACCTCAGGGGAATATGATAGAAAAATGGCTGAAACCTTGTATTCTATAATACAAGCCCAGCCAACTGCGGATATATATGTTGTAGATAACTATTATGGTGGCTATAATAACTGGAGCTCTCCGGGTAGAACTTATGCACAAGAACTTAAGGCTATGGCTGATTGGTTTTCACTTGGATTTATAAGTTTGAAAGATGCAGGAATTCGTGAACGAGTTGATAAGGAAGCTCGTGTATTTACTATCGACGGATTACACGCATATACAGAAATAGGGGCCAAACGTATATACAACCGTATTATGGGACAGCTTCTCCAAAGGTATAATTGTGACAAGTCAGAATTAACCCAAAAAACATTTTTATTATTAGGAGATTCTACATCAATAATAGGAGAACCAACATCTTGGGCTAAACTTTTAACAGAAGAATTCCCCGGAAATGTAACCGTTAGGGCTGTAGCAGGTACGGGATGGATTGATAATAATGAAGGAGGTGGAAGAAATGTCCTCGAGCAATTTAATGTTGATTCTGTGACACAATATGACATTATCATTATTACTTCAGGATTTAATGAATATCATCATTTTCAGTTAGATTATGCATCGACTATAAAATATTTGTCCGTATATTATAATCAATTGGGTTAGACGGACAATTATGATAGTAGGGTAACTCGGAAAGTTATCAGTAACACTCAAAACATATATTTATGATACGAAAATTAATCATCAGAATAATGAATCATCTGTCCGTTGAAGTGCATCCGGATGCGGAATGGTAAAAGTGGAACAGGATATATGGAGCTTAATACAATAAACAAAACAGGAACTTGGAGCGAAACGGCAGACCGCATCAACAGCAACTTTAGTAAGATCTCCATTGAGGTTGAAGAGATAAAGCAGAACGGCGGTGGCGGCAGTGGTGGCGGAGGGGGTGATGTTACCAACGCTGATCACGCCAACTCTGCATACACGCTGGATGAGGACACACCTGTACAAAACTGGTTCCTTTCCGCATTGAACGATGATGATGCGCAAGGGATCATTAATTACCTCAAAGGTCTTAAGATAGCCGGGAATCTGATAAACCGCATCGTAAAGCAGGGTGACAAGAATGTCACCTACACCGATGAGGATGTGATGAGCGCATTGCGTGTAATGACTGAGATAGAGAACAGTGCGGAGAAGCTGAAAGAGATATTCTTGCGGAAGGACGTGGCGGATTCCACTAAGCACTTGTTATCCTTACTGGGCGGAGTCTTGATTAAGAAATATGCCAAGTTCGGTGATTTCGTTACTGGTGTATCAGGTGGATACATAGACGAAAAGGGTGACATGGAAATGGGAAGCGGCGTTTTCCGTAAGCGTTTGTTTGTCCCGGAAATAGCTTTTAACCGTACAACTTATTTCAAAGGACGTATGGTAAACTCCCCCGGTGGCGGTTGTAGCGTATTGTCATACGTGGATAACGGCGATGGAACCTACACCATCACTCCCGATCTGACGGACGCGGACGGATTGAGCCAGTTTGTTGATGATATCCTTACCACCTATTTTGTGACTAAGAATAGCGAAGGCAAGCTGAATGGCTTTGAAGAGATGAAATTCCGGGTGACTGCCGCAGATTATACCGCCAAGAAGTTTACTGTCATTCCCCGTCCGGGGCATTCTGACTGGAAACCTGCCGAGCAGATGGTATTGGCACAAACAGGTAACTTTACTGATCCGGAACGTCAGACTTATATACTTATTGATTCAGTCAACGGAAACAATTGTATTACATTCTTTGACAATGCCAACACTTGGGACCCGGAACCGGCGCAGATGCCTGCGTGGTTCGGCAAGAAAAAAGGCATGACTGTAGCCGGTGTTAATGCGGACAATTACTCGGCCGTTCTTCAAAACATTATCATGACCGGGCTTATCTTTCAGGTGGATGAGATCACCGGACAGACAGTGCGTGTTCCGTTGGACAAAGGTGAATGGACCGCAGGTAAGTACGCCTACTATAACCGGGTGTCACACAACGGGGCTTTGTGGTTGTGTGTTGATGATAACGGAACGACAACCGAGCCGTCAGATGATAATCCGGCATGGCTGAAACAAGTGGACAAAGGTGATAAAGGTGATCCGGGCTTGTCTGTAGTCGGTGGTGGCCATTGGGAATCCGCCAACACACCATATAGTGCCAATACAATGGTCACTCTTGCCAACTGTGTCTTTATATCCAAGGTGGAAACCTCCAATCCTCCCATCAGAATATTGCGTATCAAAGGCGGCAATTTCTTAAGAAAGAAGGACGGTGGTTATTATCTTGCCGGAAAACCTGCCGACTGGGAGATTAACGAAGACTGGGATATGCTGCTTGACGGGCGTGAACTGAAAGGAGAGAGTATCACTTTCCTTGGTGAATTTGCCACGGCTCCAGCCAACCCGAAAAACGGTGATTCATACCGTAACACAACTGACCGCGCCACCTACATCTATCAGGACGGAAGATGGCAGCTTATGATATCGGACGGGAAAGACGGTAAGGGCTATGAGTATATATACACAAGAGGCAATATCATAGATAACACCCCTGAAAAGCCGGACAGTCAGCAGAAAGATGGTTATGTTCCGGAAGGCTGGACGGATAATTATCTTGGTACGGACATAGACCATCAGGTTGAATGGGGTTGTACACGTTTTAAGGAAAACGGCGTATGGTCTGAGTTCAGCACTCCGGCAGTGGTGCATCGCTGGAGTAAGGACGGAGAGAATGCCATCATGGCGGACTTCGATAACGAGATGGTCAATGCAGCCCTTACTTCGGACGGGAAGGTCGTGTCCTCACAGACTTGGAATACAACTGTCAGCATGTGGTACGGAACGGAAAAGCTCACCCTTGACAGCATCACCTGTACACCTGACACAAATCTTCTGTGTGCGACAGACAAGAATACAGGAGTGGTGACAATATCGGTATCTGCCGGAGCTACTCTTGCTGCGACAAACACGGTTAAGATCACAATCAGGGCTACAAAGAACGGGCAGCAGTATTCCCGTGATCTGACATTCACTGTAGCCGGGGTTCGTGGAGGTGCGGACGGTTCGGATGCCATTCTATACAGCATTGTCGTTTCCGCCAGCTCAGTAAGCAAGGACAAGAACGGGAACTACAGCGTGTCTTCCGTATCATGTTACAGGCAAATGTCAGTGGGGGGCGTGATATCCACCACAACGGACGGTATATTGAAATACAGCATAGACGGTGGAGCTGAAACTACCATAAACAACAATACAGCCATATCAAGCGGAAATTTCACGAAGACATTGAAGTTTGTCTTTTACGTGAATGACCAGATAGTGGATGTTGAAACTGTCCCCATGCTTGTAGATGGTAAGGACGGGGCTGACGGTGAGAGTATCACAGCCGCAGGTCATTGGGAGTCCGCCAACATTCCGTATGCGAAAAACAGTACAGTATCGTTTGCCGGAGGATCTTACTTAAGCAAGGTTCAGACTTCCAATCCGCCACTTCCGCTTCTTCGTGTGAGAGGTGGACGTTATCTAAGGAAGAAGGATGGCGGTTACATACTTTCCGGGAAGAGATCGGACAAGGCTGTCAACTCCGACTGGCAGGAAATGACTTCCGGTGTCGAACCGTCCGCTTCGTACTGGCTTGACAGCCCGGTAAGCACGATAAACTTCACGTCAACAGGCACACCGTCACCGTCAGCATTTGTTGTTACCATGAAACAGAATATAGGCGGTAATGTGAGCGATACGAATAGGTTCTATCTTGTCGCACGCAAATATAACGGAAGCTGGCTGGCGCATGTAGGTGCTACCCTGAACAGCCAGATATCCGTTCCTGCAACAGCCGGATACACCCAGTTTGCCGTCCGGGCTTATAAGTCGGCTTCCGATGCAAACGCATGGAATAATAATTTTGTCGCTGAAAAAGGTGTGGGGGTTGCTAAAGACGGAGCCATAGGAGCGACAGGAGCAACAGGGGCGTTTCCCCGTGACAGAGGCGTATGGGCTTCCGGACAGACTTACGTCTGGAATGCGGATTACCGGGATAAGGTCATATATCTGATAGGGGGAGTTTATTATAATTTCCTTGTAAAAAATTACGGCGCTTCCGTTACTGCCGCCCCCACATCAGCCAACGGGGATTCGAACTGGGAAGCCATGCAGAAGTTTGTGAATATCGCTACTGATACCCTTTTCGCCGATGGTGCGAATGTGGCCGGATTCATGTATAAAAATGGCATGATGAAGAGTCAGAATGAAAATATGGAGATATCCGGCAAGAAGAATGATGCGTATATAAAATTGGGTGGTGGTAAAACACTCCTTAAAGAAGACGGATCGGGGAAATTGGCTGATGGGGGCATATCGTGGGATTCGGATAGTAATGTCAAAGTGTCGGGTATTATCACCGCAGATCTTCTCTATTCACCGGGAAGCGATATGGATAGTCTGGCTGATTCAGAAGGTAACATGACCGTGAACCCATCCACTCAGGGATCTACATTCTTTTCCGCTGATGGTCTTGGCGGAACCATAACCCTTCCTCCCGCATCATCATGGAACGGATTGAGATTAGAGTTTGTAGTAGACATGACATCAAGGGTGGCTAAGAACCCCGACAAGTACAAGGCTACAAACTATTTCTGCGGATTGGTGGGAGCATATAACAATAAGACAGAAATTCAGATGGCAAGGCCTTATGTTTTGGAGATGAAGGCCTTTAACAACCATTGGTATATAACACGTATGGATTTAATTGAGTAAAAGATATGCTTATGAAAGAATTATGGCAATTAATCAAGATGCTGTTCTCAAGCAAGCCGGGTGATTTTGACACTCCTAAGTTGCTTTCCATGAAGCATTATCCTTTCAAGGGATACCGTTTCATGATGTGGTGCGGACGGATGATCTACCGTATTGAGAACAAAGAGAACATAGAGAAGTACATGCAGACCTATGCGGGTAAGGAGAGTATGACTCACGAAACCATACACTTGCGTCAGGCACAGGCTGTCGGCTCATGGGTAAAATACTACTGGCGGTATTTTGTTGAGTGGATTAAGGGAAACCCTATCTGCCATCCTGCGAGTTCGGCGTATTATACCATCTCATACGAAATGGAGGCGTATGCCAACGAAGACAATCCGGATTACCCCGTTAACTATGACAGGAACAATCTTTCCCGGTATAAAATAAAAGGCGGCAGAAAGAAGATGTACAAGTCGGTTGGCGGCACTTCAAAAGTGTGGAAAAATTATATTAGAACTTTATAAAAATTGATATTATGAGTGATTTGAATTTAGACAATATTGTTGGTTTTAAGGCTGTTGATAAAGACGGCAACGAACAGAATGTAACAGTGGATGAGATGGTGGACATGGTTTCCACAAGAATGGTTATGGCTTTGTCAGAAACTTCAACATTTGCTGCCGCTGCTGCAACAGGAAATGACGTGTATGAAAATGAACTTCCGACTGTGACAGATGCCGCAAATGTAAGGGTTTTACAAAGTAGCGGAGATGCCGCACAAATGACGATGCAGTCACTTGCATCAAAACTGGGGGGACTGATGTTAAATGAGAACTATTTTTTGATAAATCACATGCTAGGAGAAGGGGCTTTATACAAACTAAATTATCCTATAAATATAAACGTTACTTTTGATATTATTGGAGAAGGGAATAGCGAGAACGCAGACATCTTTTCTTTTGTATCACATCACATTGAAGGACTGTCCGTTGTAAAGAATATTGGTCCTAATTTGCTGAAAATATACAAGGATGGAGATTATAACTACTATGTATATATGCCTGTATACTCACGAGCTTTGATATATTTTACAAATCGTATTTCTATGGATAATGCCATTTCAGCAACTAAAGTAGATATAGATATTAGTACGCTCACACAGGTAGGAATTTAAACAAGAATTTCTGCCTGTTGGCGATCTGGGGGGACT